GTAATATAAGAACCTTAATATCTATTGAATCAGCAGGCCAAGGCGAATTGGTCGATGAGAATGAAGCACCTCGATGGTGTAGTGATTGGGTATATGTTAATAGTCACAACGGATTTATTAATTTAAAAACTTTAAAGCTTCATAAATCGGAATCATTTAATGTTGAGAACGGTAAGCATGTTCCTATTTCTGATGGTGGTACTAAGCCATCAGCAACAAAATGGATCTCCGATCGTGGATTTGTTAGGAAAGTAGACTCTATAGGGTATTTACCTGGTATTGAAGAAACCGTAACGGATATCGAAGGCTCTACAATCCTCAACGTATTTAATCCTAAAACATTACCACAAGAAGCTAAGGATTATACCGAGGAAGGCATCAGTGCTATAAATCTTATTAGGAATCATATTAAATTTATCTGTACTACTGATGAAGATACGGAGATACTACTATCCTGGTTAGCATTCCAAGTGCAATATCCAGGCAAAAGGATCCTATGGGCACCAGTAATACAATCAATCCAAGGTGTTGGTAAAACATTCTTTGGTGAATTACTTAGAGCTTGCTTAGGTGATAGAAATATAGGTACCGTATCACCTACTCAGGTCACGTCAGACTTTAATGCTTGGGCGACCAATGTAGTTGTTAATGTATTAGAAGAGTTAAGAGTAAAAGGGCATAATAGGCACGATGCTGTTAACTCACTCAAACCTCTGATTACCGATAGGATGATACAGATTAATGAGAAGGGTGTTACTCCTTACATGACCTACAATACAACTAATTATATGGTCTTTACTAACTATAAGGATGCATTACCGTTAGATACTGATGATCGTAGGTGGTGGATTATTTTTGTTCCGATACAATCTTTGGAGCATTTACCTCGATATGTTGGATACGAGGCAGGTGAGTATTTTGATAAGCTCTTCCATGCAGTCCGTAATCATGGAGGGGAAATAAGGAAATGGTTAATGCATCACGATATTTCTGATGAGTTTAAACGCATTAAACAAGCACCAATTACTCAGCATAAACGCTTAATGATAGCTACTGAGGATGATGCATTTGAAGGATTAACTGAGATCCGAACCATTATCAAAGAGGGTAATAAATATATCAATGAGCAATGTGTTAGCCAATCAGATTTGAATGATTTATTACTATTCGATCATCCAGATCTAAACTTATCTAAGTCACAAATCCGTTACGTAATGAAGAAAATGGGTTACACATTACATCCTAAGGTGATTAAGATCGGTGATAAGAATAAGAGAATTTGGGTCTTAAATGCAATGACCAACGATGAGATTCGTGAATCATTTGAAGAATTATAAGATTCGTTACCTGTTTTGTTACCTTAAAAAAGCTATATATTATATACATTTAAGTGTTATTTATATAAATAAGTAACGATAACAAATGTAAATATAGCAACTCAATAAGAATAATTAATTTGGTATTCTCATTCAATTGTATAAATCAGTTTATTCGATCGTTACTGTGATTCGTTATCGAAAATGATTATATTCTTTATCGAATAACAATTGGAAACGTGATAGAATATCAAGTGCAAATCACATGGAGTTTTAAATGGGAACTTACTACACGGAAAACAAGACGAGACAGCTAAAAAAGGCGATGGTCGCGGCGTTGCAAAGTACTTTGGGGATTGTAAGTCCGGCATTAGTTAAGGCTAAGATCAGTCGAACAACTCATTATAGTTGGCTTAAAGACGATGAGGAATACGCTCAACAATGCAAAGAGACTGCGGAAGCAGCTCTAGACTTTGCAGAGAGTAGTCTTCATAAGCAGATTGAATCACATCAAACAGCTGCTACTATCTTCTACTTAAAGACTAAAGGCAAAAGCCGGGGCTTTGTGGAAAAGACGGAATACGATGTATCATCTTCAGACGGGTCTATGAGCCCACAACCCACGGTTATAGAGCTAATAGCAAAGGATGACGAAACAGACGAAAGCACAGATTGAATTACCACCTAAATTGGTGAGTACATTTTCAGGTCAAGCGAGGTATAGATGTTCTTATGGGGGACGGGGCTCAGGCAAGACTCGATCCTTTGCTCTTATGACAGCGGTTAAAGGTTACCAATTAGGCATGAGTGGCATTAATGGCCAAATACTTTGTGCTCGTGAGTTCATGAACAGCCTTGAAGACTCCTCATTGGAGGAGATTAAGACGGCTATTAAGTCTATCCCTTGGTTAAACGATTACTATATCCTTGGTGAGAAGTATATCAGATCAAAGGATGGTAACATCAACTATACCTTCTCTGGGTTAAGACGATCATTAGATAGTATTAAGTCCAAGGCTAGGATCCTATTGGCCTGGGTTGATGAGGCTGAGGCTGTTAGCGATATGGCATGGCAAAAGCTTATACCTACTGTTCGTGAAAAGGACTCAGAGATATGGGTGACTTGGAACCCAGAGTCCAAGTACTCTGCTACTCATGAACGATTCAGAGTCTTAACACCAGATAATGCTAAGCTTACACAGCTTAACTTTAAAGACAACCCATGGTTTCCACCAGTGTTGGAGACAGAGCGATTAGAGGATAAGAAGAAGCGTCCAGATATGTATGACCATATATGGGAAGGAGGCTTTTTAATTTTTAGCGAAGGAAGTTATTATACTACAGAGATGAGGACCGCCAGGGAGGAGAAGCGGATTGGCAATGTTAAGTATGATAAGGCTAAAGGAGTAGTAACGGCCTGGGATCTAGGGGTTGGAGACTCAACTGCTATTTGGTTTGCACAATTTATAGGAAAAGAAGTTCATTTGATAGATTATTATGAATCATCCGGTGTAGGCCTCGACCATTATGTTAAAATACTGCAAGAGAAGGGTTACATATATGAGCAACATATTTTACCCCATGATGTAAAGGTTAGAGAATTAGGCTCAGGTAAGTCAAGATTAGAGACTTTAGATTCGTTAGGGCTTAAGGCAGTGGATATAGCACCACAACTTAGAGTTGATGATGGTATACAAGCAGTTAGATCCTTATTAGAAAGATGTTGGTTTGATGAAAAACAATGCGAACAAGGCATTGATTGTCTAATAAACTACCAACGTAACTATGATGAGAATGGTAAGACGTGGCAATCTAAGCCCAGGCATGATTGGTCCTCACATGGAGCAGATGCCTTTAGATATTTAGCTGTTGGATATAGGCCTATGTCTTCCCATTGGGGCAAACCGTTGAAAAGGAATTTAAAAGGAGTAGCATAAGATGAGTTTAATTAAGATGATAACAGAAGGACTAACCGGAGGCGCTGGAGGCGCACAATCAAATCAACCCCAACCTTGGAAATCAGGCATGGAAGAACAACATGCCCCTATGATAGACGGATTATTAATGCCTAGAGAGATACCAGCTCAAACAGCGGCTGCATTACCTCATAAGCCAAATAAGACGGTTGATTATTTGGATAGCTTATTTAATCAAATGAATGGGATAAGATCCTCAATAACAAAACATGCGCCTTTAAATCAACAGAATAATAACCCAGGGAATATAAAAGACTTTGGAACCCCTTGGGATGGTATGAATAATAAGCCAAAGACTGATGGTTCATTTGTTAGCTTTCAAACTCCAGAGATGGGTGTTAGAGCTTTAACTAAAGACCTAACGACTAAAATGAATAGAGGACTAACAGATATCAATCAAATATTAAATGTATATGCCCCTTCAAGTGAGAATGATACACAATCTTATATTGATAGCGTATCACAATCAACAGGGCTTTTGCCCGATCAAGAGATTACTAGTGATGACTTCTTTCATATAATAAAAGGTATGATTAAACATGAAGGTGGACCAGCATCACTTAATTATTTTACAGATGATATTATCAATAAAGGGATGAATTTAGCTTATCCTGATATTTATAAATAATATAAAATGAGGTTACTATGGCACTAACTACTTATACAAGTTTAAAAACATCAATAGCTAACTTTCTGAATAGAGATGACTTAACGTCTGTCATCCCCGATTTTGTTGCATTAGCGGAGTCTCAGATTAATAGGGATATACGCCACTGGAAGATGGAAGTTAGGTCCAGCGGTCAACAAGACCCAGGTGATGAATATATGCAAGTGCCAGCAGATTGGGTCGAGACTATAAGATTACATATTACAGATAATGGTACATCTGTAGTTAATTTATTATCAAGAGATGCAATGGCAGATAAGCGCCAAGGGGATGAAGATACCTCAGGAACAGTAGCTTATTATACACATGCGGATGGCCAGATACAATTATATCCAACACCATCCGGAACAACAAATTTTGAATTGCTTTATTATCAGAAGGTTCCTTCTCTATTAAGTAATTCA